AAATAATTTAATTTAAAATAAAAGAAACAGGGCATTGTTGGTAGTGGAGTTACTGCCCTGTTTCGCCATTGCTGCAATGCCCTGAATCGTAAAGGGCAAGCAATGACGGAACAACAGAAGATTCAGGAAGTAAACAATCTCTTTAGCTTGGCTAAGGAAGGCGTAGCTCCACAAAGACGTGAGTGGCTTTCACGTTATAAATACTGGCGTGGCAAAGAAGAAATAAAGAGACCGAAGCGGCGTGATAACGTAAATATCCCGATGGCTTTTATGATAAGCGATGGGATAATGTCGTTTCTGACGGACACTGCTCCACGTATTAAATTCTTACCACAAGAAGAAACAGACTTACAAGCAGCCGATTGGCTGAACCAGATAGTAGGAGATTACTATTGGGACAAGTTGGATATGTTTAGGGTTTCTGAGGAAGTGCTCTGGTGGGCAATGTGTATTTCTGGTAGTGCTTTGGCGAAGTATGGAATAGACGTAGCTACCAATGAGTTCTATGTAAAAGCCTGCAATTCGTTTGCTTGCTATCCAGACCCTAATGCTCTGTATCTAAAAACCTGTGAATTTTTTCACCATGCAGAAGTGCGGACACTAAAAAATATCATAAGAACATACGGAGCAGAACGTGGTCGTGAAGTACACATGCAGCCTGAATTGAATGTACTGGCTTTTGAATCAGAAGATATTATCGCTCCCTGGGGACGCACTTCCTATAAATCTGAGAATCTTTCAGAGGTATGGAAAGATGCACAATTCAAGAAAGATATGGGCAAGTCAATGGTATTAGAAACATGGATGACTGATGACACTAAAGTCAAGATACCATTTAACCATAGCGAAGTTGAACAAGAATACGAAATGATTCGTCAAGGTCAAGTTCCACCTGTGACAGTTGAACAAAATCATCCTGCACATTTAGAGAATCATCAAAACATGGCTAATATGTTTGCTGCCGATCTTGAAATACCTCCTGAATATTTAGAGATTCTTTCACAACATATTGAAGCACACCTACAAGAACCACAAGAAACACATAGACTAAAATATCCAAATGGCAAAATACTCACCACTGCTAACGGAGTTCTATTAGAGGAACAAAACGCTCCTTTTGGGTTACCATACGTTAAGATGGATTTTATCATTAATCCTCGTGAATTCTGGGGCGCAACATTACAAGAGTATATTCAGCCATTACAGGATAGTCTTACCAGGGGTTATCGAACCATCTCCGATATTGCAGATCGATGTTCTTCTCCGAGAGAGTTTATCAATATTATGTCAGGCGTGGATATTGACTCAATTACTGGCGAAGCTGGTGAAAGCGTGCCAGTGAAAGGTGATCCACGTATGGCAGTATCATGGGAACAATTACCGAACATCCCGAACTATTTATTTGAGAAAACCCAATATGCTGAACATCTGATCGAAAAAGTAGCCAACTGGCACGAAGTTATGCAAGGCAAACAACCTGCTGGCAGTCCTTCGGGTGTGGTGATTAAGTCATTACAAGAAGCAGTTGGGCCGCGTCTCCGAAGGTGGACACGACATTTTGAGTGGTTTCTTCGGGATACAACAAGGGGGATTCTAAAGCTATTGCCGTATGAAGACCCAAAAACGATTTATACTATTTTGGGAAAACAGTTTGAAGAAATTCGGATTGGCTATTTAGAGTTAATGGAAAAGGTCAATCTTGAAGAAGGAATGTTTGACGTGAGAATCGTGGCTGGTTCTACGCTACCTACTTCACGACAAGAAAAGATTGAAGAAGCAATAGCCATGAAACGAGAAGGGATATATCCTACATCGGCTGTACTGCGAAGTCTCAACGATCCTAATAAGCAAGAGATACTACAAGAGATCGGAGAGATTAACCAATTACAGGATATGGCTAAACAGCAACAGACTGTAATGAAAGAAATGGGTAATGAAATTAAATTCTATCAAGACAAAACAAAAGAACTAATGTTTGAATTGGAAAGGATTAAATATGCCTACAAACTCGAAAAATCAGAAAAATCCGACAAGCAAGAAACTAAACGAGATTAAATACGATACCGAAGCGGTCAATAAGATTCTTGCTGAGAATGAAGCACTAAAAAAAGAAGTTGCTGCACTCAAAGCGATTAAATCCCGTGGCGATCACGAGATCATTGTTGATGGAACTACGTATCGTATCAACTTCAATGAGATGCTAAAGTATTTTGATTTAGCAGCTTCATATTCTGGCAAGCAACCACAATACATGGGGCCGCAAGGAACGTGGTCAGCTTTAGCCAGAATATTGGGTTTGATAACCGATGAGAAGGATAGTGAAGCATATCATGCTGGAAACGAAAAAGCACGTACTTTGTTATTACAATTCAGAGGTGCGCATTAAAATCGAAATGAGGGAATTATGAGCAAGCTGAAAATATTCGGTTATTTGATTGCTGTGTTTGTTATCTTCGAGGGATTGTTTCGTTTAATCAATCCATTAGGGATAGGGTATTTCAACTATACCTATAAGTATTTCAAGTCGTGTCAAGAAACAGGACTTGGGTATTATCTATGCAACAGTGAAGAAACCAATGCCTTTGGATTACGTGGAGGCGAGATAGGCGAAAAGAATAAGAAACGAATTCTATTAATTGGTGATTCTGTTGTATGGGGGATGGGTGTATCTGCTAATGAAACGTTTGCCTATCAATTGCAGCTAATGACAGATTATGAAGTCGTCAATGCTGGAATAGGCGGTTGGAATACGCTAAATGAATATCTGTGGCTTAAACATGAAGGTATTGCTTTAAAGCCAGATATTATCATTTTGTATATTACTGCTAATGACGTTGAAAATATTTTTGCAGGTAAAGTTCCAGATTATCCCAAATGGCAAAAGGTATGTTATAATTCATACGTACTTTCAACCGTTTTTTACATTAAGCGAAATGTATTCCGAACTTTATTTGGTCGTACTGGATTAAGAAAAAACACGACTAATGATGGCTATGACATAGCCGAACAAGCATTTCGTGGCATTGCTGAACTGGCTGGTGATAAATTAATTGTTTGTATGTACGGTTGCGATCCAGCACAGCGGACACAAGTTATGCAGTTTTATTTAGGGTTAGTAAAGGAATTAAAAATTCCAACGTTCTTTTTGCCAGAAAATATTTATGAACCAAAATATCGAAACAGCACCATAGATCACCACATGAATAAACAGGGACATCAAATTATAGCAGAAGTTACTAATAAAGTAATAAAGGCATTACATGAGCAAAACTGATAAAACAGTTGCAGCATTTATAGCTTATACATTAATTGTAATGCTTACCCAAAATATACTTTTGCTAATTAACCCATATTGGGGGATGGTCTATGCTTTTATGTGTAATGATTGGATAGATTTTTACAAAGCAACTGATAAACGCTATCCGATAATATTGATCTACAATTATGCTTTATTATTTGGGTTGTTTTTTACGTTGTTTAAAATACACAGGCATAAATGATATTATTAGTTTGTAACAATTGGTATCCATGGAACAATAGTGGAACGTTTCGCTGGTTGCATTTAAGTCAATATATAGATTTTGCTGTATTAACAACAAAAAGACCAAGTAAAGGTTTTTATGACGATACGATGCCTCAAGGACGCTATACTAAACTTTATCGTCATGGGAATATGTTACCTGCTTTTTTTGGTGGGCTGTATTTGTCTATTTGCTCTTTGTTTATTAGAGCGGATCGTTACATTTATACAAGCCCTCCTGAAACTTTACTTTTTGGTGCTTGGCTCAATCAACTTTTAGGGCGAAAAGTTTATGTTGATATGAGGGATAAATTAGATCGGCATACTCAATGCCATAAATGGGCAATCCCATTTTACAGATGGCTCTATAAACGAATCAAAAATGTTTGCGTAGCCATGCAGTTCTTTGACGAATCAAAACCAGTGATAAGGCATGGGTATGATATTGATAAAAAAAATGACAATAAATTTCCTGTATATTTGATTAATATACAGCCAAAACAAAATTATGATCATTATTGCCAAAATTTGAAACATGGAATGGGGCGTGATTATTCAGACTCGAGGTTTAAAAACTATAACAGTTCCAGTTTAGTCAATTTACGTCATTTAGACAATCCGATATTAGGCAAAGAAAATCTTCACCCTGAATGTTTTGAATTTGAACCTGAACCATGGTCAAAAATAGCAGAGCAAATGAATGAATTCCTTAGTCGATGAATTATACAATTTGTTTAAGACTGTGATAACGGAACGCACAGCCGATATCAAAACAAAAATTTGTGTTCCTATTTCTGGTGGGTTGGATTCCAGATTGATAGCAGGTTTTTTGAGAGATAAAATAGACTTGGTGATTATTTTTGGCAATCCTGGGGCAAAGCATATTACGTATGCTCACCAAATTGCACAGGCAGTTGGATATAACAAAGCAATTTTGGTAACAACTGCACATAAAGAAGACATTGAAAAAGCAAAATCAAGAGTCAATGAAATAAATGGACTCCCAGAAGAATCAACAAAAACTTATGTTCATTTACAAAATGCTAATAAGATAGTCGATTTGTCAAAATATACATTTGTTATACCACACATGCTTGACCCTTACATGGGCGGGAATGTCAATCTCTTTACATTATTTAATCAACAAAAATCAAAAGTATATTGGAGCAACTACGAGATTATTTCAAAACAAGGGACTTTAATTTGGCAACAATTTGGAAGATATGTAAATCCGATAATGGATGATAGAATCAAAAATTTTTGTAGTAATTTACCACTTCGATACAAGTTTCATCAGTATCTTTATCGACAAATGTTCAAAAAGTATTTTCCAAAATTGGCAGCAATCAAGAGGGATAACATGAATGTTCGGATGGACTGTAACGAATTGACTTATTTCATAGCTAGGACAATCCGATATTTCAAAAAGAAAATGGGGCGATATGAGTGCTATTAAAAATGCTTTTACAGGATTGAAATTAGGGAACTGGTTTAAAAACGAAATCCTGAATACCAGAACAATTGATTATATTGACTTCTGCCCGACCTGGAAATGCAATGCCAGGTGTGCCACTTGTGGCGCATGGAAACGTGATAAAGCAGAAATGCAACCTGCTTTATATAAGCAGATTATTGAAAATAAGACATTTGGCAAGTTAAAGAAAATTATTATCGAGGGTGGAGAGCCTACAACGTGGAACTATCTTTATGATTTTCTTTACCGATTTATGAAGTTTCACCCAAAATGTCGAACTCATGTAATTACCAATGGATTCAAAACAGATTCGATAGATATAATTGCTGGAATGTTAAAGAGTGAATTCAGCAAACAATTAAGTTGGTCAGTTTCGCTTAACGGTTTAGAAAAGACTCACGATAAGAGTCGTGGCGTTAAAGATGTATTTGACAAGACCGTAGCAAGTGCTGTTATACTTAAAGAGTACGGCTATTCAGTAGCTTTTAGCTATGTTCCTTTTCAAGAAAATGTCAATGAGTATGACAAGTTAAAAGAATTCTGCAAAGAATTGGAAATACCTTTATGGGTATGTTATTATTCAAAAAGTTCTAAATTTGGTGAACATCAAACATGGTCGCAAACAACAGACGAACAATATGACCATGTTTATCAGGACACAGTAAGTTCCTTGAAATTTTATCAAAAGTGGGCGTATGAATACTTTCTCGATCACGTTAAACGCAAGAAAGTAATGCCATGTTGGGCAGGGCGTAGTATGGTGCATATAAATCCACAGGGATTGATTCGACCTTGCCACTTAGACGAAAGCATGGCAATCGGACACTTAACAGAAGAATGTGTCGAGATGTACGGCAATCGAGAAGAACTATTGCAGTGGATTCCTAAATTATGTGAATATAAAACTGGTGAACTATGTAATGATTGCTATACCATGTACACAATTCGTAATAATATGCCAAAGGTGCTGAAATGGAAACTCCTCTCATAAGCGTACTGTTACCAGTTTATAAGCACGAAGCGTACTTAATGGATGCGGTACTGTCTATTATCAATCAGACGTATAAAAAATGGGAACTGATTATTTTAAGTGACGATCCTAATCTAAAATTGAAAGTATATGAACAAATTGATAAAAGAATAAGAGTCTATGATACTCATGTGCATCTTGGTAAGTGGTCAAGTATAAATACTGGAATGCGTGTTTGCAGAGGGCAGTATATAGCCATGCAAGATGCAGATGATATGTCGATCCCACAAAGATTGAAATTGTCATTAAAATATATTGATGATTGCGATTTGGTTTATGGCGATGCTATTTGTTTATTACCTGATGGGAAAAATACATATTTAACGCCTGGCTCTGGCAAGATAGATATTATCCCAATAGGAAATCAAGGATCATATTTTTTGCGGTTGACTGATAAAGTTCCTAAATATCCTGAATATAATCGTGGTGATGATTGGATATGGACAGCAAAATGTTTGCAGGCTGGAATGAGAATGAAATATTTACCCATGCCACTTTACTATTATCGAGATTATACAGGTAACTTTAGAGCAAGCTCAAATAAAATTAAACGATGGTTTTCAAATAGAAAGTTGAGAAAACTTGTTGCTGAGATCACGAAGTCCTAACTTAGTCAATGCGTATATATTTCGTTCACTGCATTTGGCTGGATTGAAATACGATTACGTTTCATTAGCTCATGGAGCTTTTGATTTTCTGATTGTATGGAATTGGTTAATTGGAAAAAAGAGTCTTCGACTTTGGACTGGCACAGATACAATAAAAGTTAAGTGGTTTCGGGATTTTAAAATCAGGGCTAAGGTATGTTCATGGTTCTGTGATAATGTTGCTGTTAGTCAATGGCTGGCTAACAATGTTGAATCAGTTGGGATCAAGTGTGGAGTATTAGACTTCTATGAACATTTTGGTTTATTTACCAAAAAGACCATTAAACAGAAAGAGTTATCGGTTATCTCTTGATTGGATTTATGGGGCTGATATTATCTATGAATTGAAGACAAGACATCCTGAATGGAACTTTTTAATTGCAGATGGCACACGTCCAGAAATAGGTTTTTTTGTTGGTATAGATGTTTATTTACGACCTTCCCGATGTGATGGATGGTCGATAATGTGCAAAGAAGCACAGTATTGTAATATTCCTGTGATATGGTCATTCGATTCAGGAAAATACATTGAACCTAATATTGATGATATTGAGAGGCGACTAATTGAAATTCAAAATTCCAAAGTTTGAAAATGTTGGTGAGTTTTTAGGTTTTATGAATATAGAATTCACCAGGCAAAGAGGATATATTACATGGCTTACTCCGTTGCTTTTAGGTGGGCTTTATAGCAAAAGTCTAAAAAATATCATAGTTACAGTTTTTACTCATTACTGGTATTTTGCTATTCCAGCATGGATTTTATTTACCATGTTCGATTTATTTGTTCTAATACCAGGTGAACAAAATTTTTATCACAAACGAAGCAAAGTATTAAATCAAATTTTAAAAAATGGAAAACATGAAACCAGTAATAACAATAACTGAACAAACGCCTGGTCAATATGCTGCAACTTCAATTTTTAATAATGAAACAACGGCAGCAATACTTATAAATCTTGCTTTGAATTTTGTTCGCAAGGGAGCAATTGAAAAACATGAAGCGAACAAAGTAAAGCAAGGCAGTATAATTAATCCTCATACAGGATTAACAGTTCCGAAAGGAAATTGAAATGCCCTGGAAAGTTAAAGGAAAAAAAGTTTACAAATACGAAAATGGTAAATGGAAGGTTAAACAAACCTGTGAGTCTGAACAAAATGCTCATAAGGCAAAATGGTTATTGGAAAAAATAGAGAAAGGTGAAATTAAAAAATGAACTGGTTAAAACAAAATTGGCACAAGGCGTTGGTAGTTGTACTTACCATTGAAACACTTTATTATCATCTTATATCCAAGCCAGCAATGTTTAAATGGTTGAATAACGTTACTGAGTGGATATTAAAACTTTCACGTGAAACAGGAATAGGAGTAAACTAATGCCAGAATATCACGATTACAAATGGGTAAAACTTACCCTAAGCACAGGTTTTTCGTTTTACATGAAAGACAAATTTTTTGATGAAAGAATAGTAACCCAGGCAAATCAATTCGGATTGCGTTGGATTCCTGCGCCAACACAGATATATCAAAAAGTAGGTAGTGAGACAAGTGATAAACTTACATTAAAACTTGATGAAAAGACAGGATTCAATGCAGCGATGTTACAACATTCAACACTGGTCGAAAAAGAAGTTGAGGTAATTAAGTAATGAAATTCAAAACAGTTAAAAAAATACACACACAAATATTACCTAAATATCCAGATGATGGTGATTTTTGTTGTAAAAACTTACAAAAAGCAATGTTATCTCAGTTTATAACATTATCATTGTCAGATAATTTAACGTGTAAATTGAATGTAAATACATTCCCTGTTATTAATTATTGCCCATTTTGCGGTACTAAATTTGAATTTGAGGAATTAGAGTAATGCCGATCTACGAATACACTTGCTTAAATTGTGGCACAAGATTTGAAATATTTATTCGCAATGGCGAACAAGAATCTGGTTGCCCTAAATGTAAGAGTACAGAAAAACAGCGAATATTCAGCCCTGCTTATTCTAATTTTCAAGCATGGAGCGAAACAACTAAAAGGACAATACAAGATGCAATGCAGTGGGAACCAGACATCAAAGCGTGAAATGACATCAGTGGAGATTCCTAAAAGTTTCTTGTGGGTCTATGAGTATTGGAAGCGTTGGTGGGACGAATGCTTGACAGGACAGTTTATTTACGACTTTCAAGATGGAGGTATTAAAAATATTAGGGAACAAATTTGCCATAAGCCTAATAAAACTAAAAATAGTGCTTGACATTTTGTTTTTTTTGATTATATTGTAGTAACGTTCTTTAACATATTTTTCGGGTAATTACAAGAAATCTAATCAGCCCAAAAACTGATTGGTAATATATTAGAAACCCGCATTGGTGAAAAGAAACTTTTCATACGTTTCTCCTTCACTGGTGCGGGTTTTTTATTTTAATTCACGAGCAACTTTTCTAACAGCGGCGGGGGCAAACGCTAATGGACGACTCGGAGGTTCACAATGGATAATGAAACACCAGAAACAAACGAAAATTTAGACGACCTTGATCCACAACTATTTGAGAGTGACAAGGAAGAAACAACGCCAGAAGAAGAAGCAACTATTGAGATCAAAGGACAGCCTGTAAAACTGAGCGATGTCGAGAAAATTTGGGATAACTATCAAAATGATTCCAAATGGCAATCAACCAATACTCAAAAAGCGCAGGAAATAGCAGCCGAAAAAGCAAGACTCGAACAAGACAAACAGCATGTTGAGCAACTTCGCAGGGATGCAGAATTACTTTTGAATCGTAGTTATCAGCCACAAACCAACGTCCAGACTCAGCAATCAGCAGAGCAACAGGATAAATACTTTGGCTTATCAGCAGAAGAATTTGAAGATTTAACTCCAACTGAAAAATTGCTGATTAAAAATCAGTATGAACAAAATCAGTCATGGAAGAATTTTCAAGCTGAAAATGAAAAACGAGAATTCTGGCAACAAACGCAAGCAGCACATCAGCAACTTAAAAGTCTGTATCCTGATTATGATGGCTCATTTACAGAGCGGGCTATCATTCAGGGTAGAAACCAGTTTGAGGATGTCTATCTTGCCGAAACTTTCAAACGGATTAAACAAGGCGATCCAAATACGATAAAGAGATTGATACCAGAATCCGTACTCAATGAGATTAAACAAGAAACACGGAAACAACTAATCGAAGATATACGGAAAAAGGATCAAGCCCGAAAGAAGTTGGCTACACCACAACCTGAAAAAGGCGGATTAGGTAAGATACCTGATTCTACGCCAGTGGGCAAAAAAACGTACAGAGACATCAGAAGTGATGTTCTTAGTACCTTAAACGAAGAAAAGATTTCACTTTTTGAATAGGAGCTTTTAAAATGCCTTTAAATTATGACAACCTAACTGCCATTGTCAAGAGTAAATATATCCCGAAATTAGAGGATAATATTTTCAATTCGTCATGGGCTTTCCAGAAAATGAAGGAAAAACCAGACGTGCTTGACGGCGGTAAAGATATACACATGCCTTTGCAATACGCTAAGGGTCGTGGCGGTGCATACGCGGCATGGGACTTGTTTGATGTACGACCGAAAGAAACACGAACCGCAGCAATCTATGATTGGAAAAACATCTACGCCAATATTTCAATCTCTGGTGATGACGAAGATAAAGCTGCTGGCAATGACAATGCGATTTTGTCTTTTGTGGAAGCAGAAGTCCAGAATGCCGAAGCTACTCTGATTGATATTGCAGCCGAAGCGTTTTTCAACGCTGGAACTGATGCAACCTATCCGCATGGACTCCGAAAGATTATCGGATATGACCGAACTTTAGGCGGAATCGACTCTACTACTTACACGTGGTGGGACGCAAATGTTGGTGTTGCGATCAATTCCAATTACTCAACAACCAATCTTACCGTTGCAAATCTTACTAATCCATCTTCGGATTACTTCATTCTCAACGTTATGCGAGATGTGTGGATCACCACTATTCATAATCGCAAACATCCCGATATGATTCTTTGTTCTGATGGACTATGGAATATTCTGGATCGAGTATTACAGCCTTATATGACCTATAATTATAGTTCAGGAACTAAAGCTGCTGCCGATGCAGGATTCCAGGTGCTTGAGTATCGTGGTGTTCCGATTGTTTATGATGAATACTGCACTGCTGCTCACATGTATTTTATCAACACTGACTTCTTGAGCATGAAAATCCATAAAGATAAACGTTTCGTTATGTCACCCTGGCAACGCCCTGTAAACCAGGAAGCCAGAATTGCACAGATTCTTACCAAGATGCAATATGTCACTGGCAATCCTCGTTATCATGGTATTATTGAATTTGCCAGTGCGGTAAGTTAATAACTTTTAAATTGGAGTAAATAAAATGGCTTTCGATCAACTTAATTACACAATGTGTGACGTTGCAGCATTGACGCAGCCAGGTGACTTAACCAAAACTTATACGACAGCCGAACTTGTAAAACAATACAGTCCTGGACAGTATGCGTTTGTTTGGGATAAATTGTGGGGTTATCGTATTTTCAAATTGGTTAAAAATATGCACGGTTCTACTCTTGCGGCTGGCAATTTAGTTAGCTGTGTTGCTGCAGCAAGTGTCGGAACGGTCACGGCTGGCACTACGACAAGCGTTACATCGTCAAGCATGACAGCTAATGACATGGAATATCAAATGATTACCGTAGCTGATGATGCGGGTGGAGCAGGTGCTGCTCCCGAAGGCGAATCGTCATTGGCTATCGGGAATTCAACAACTGTAATTAATTTAGACCCAGCTTATGCGTTCTCGGCGGCGGTGGGAGCAAGCGACTCTGTTTATGTTGTCTATATCAACGGAGTAGAGCTTTCAGCTTCCAGCGATGAGCGTGGTTTCGGTCACGGATCAATCGGCGTACAAGGCGTGTTATTTGGTGCGCCTGCTGATAATTATTGGTGCTGGGCGCTTCAACGAGGCTGGGTAATAGCTAAAAATACTGATGCTTTAGTTGCAACGCAAAATATTAGAGCGGGTACTGGTCTAATTCAAGATGCTTCCGATGGTGGACAGCAACTTGAAATTGGTCAAATTTCCGTATCTCAATTCGCTGGTACAGAGGCGTCTTTTGCAACCGTGTTTATTGATGTATTTAATACTATCGCAACAACTGATACTCCATAACATAAGAGGTGTAAAATGGCTTTTGATCCTTTGAACTATAACATGGTTGCCCCTTATGCTATCACACAAGCAGGAGATTTAGCTGAGTTCTATACAACAGCTAACGTTTTAAAACGATATACTCCTGGTCAATATGCTTTCTTGTGGGATAAACTTTGGGGTTATCGGGTGTTCAAGTTGGTCAAGAATCTTAGTAATGCAACCTTAGCAAAAGGTGATTTAGTGAGTTATGTGGCTGCTGGTAGTGTGGGAACAATTACAGCGGGAACTACCACTTCGATTACCACAAGCGGGTTGACGGCTAATGATCTTGAGTACCAGATGATTACTGTCTCTGATGACGCTGGTGCGGCTGGGGCTGCACCAGAAGGTGAATCGTCACTGTGCATTGCGAATACTGCAACTATTATAACCTTAGACCCAATGTACGCTTTCTCGGCTGCCATTGCAGCTTCGGATACGGCTTCGGTGGTTTATATCAACGGAGTTGAAGATGCGACTGCCAATGATGAACGAGGTCTTGGGCATGGGTCTATCGGAGTAGCGGGTGTGGTGTTTGCTGATGCAACAGATAACTACTGGTTTTGGGTATTGCAACGTGGTTGGGTAATAGTCAAAAATACTAATGCAATCACGGCAGCAGAAAATGTTATTGCTGGCGAAGCTACAATTGCCTCTGCTGCTGATGGCGCACAAGAAATAGAGATTGGACAAGTAAGTGTAACCCAATTTGCAGGTGCAGAAGAATCTTATGCAACTGTGTTTATTGACGTATTCAACACGATTTGCACGACTGGAATACCATAATAAAAAAAATAAGGGGAGAGTTTGGTTTTCCAGACTTTCCCCAATTTTATAATGAGGTTTACAATGGCTTATAAACCTTTATCAGATGTTTATTCAATATCTGCCGAACAGCAATTTGAGTTAGGCGACCGATTAGCATTAGATGATGGACGTGTATTTCGATATGCTAAAGCTGGTACTACCGCATTGATAGCTGGTTATGTGCAACAATCGGCTGCAACTGTTGGAGCCACCACAGAACAAGTCAATATGACGGTTGCCGTTGCTGGTGCAGTAGGTAAAACATCAGTAGTTTTAACGGCTGTTACTGATGCTGTCACGGCTAATCAATTTAAAGATGGGTACTTGGTAACATACGATGGAACTGCCGCGCAAGGCAGTGGGCAAACCTATAAAATAGCTTCAAACGGAGCTTGCGGAGCTGCAGGTAACTTTGCAGTCACTACCTATGATCCATTTGTAGTTGCTATTAGTACCAGCGCAAAAGGAGCAGTATGTAAAAATCCTTATGATGCTGTTATCATTTGGGCGTATGCTTCTTTTACTGGTATTCCCGTAGGCGTCCCCATTGTTGCTGTTACAGCAAATTACTATTGCTGGTTACAGACATGGGGTATTTGTGGCGTATGGATTGATTCAACAGCAGCTTTGACGGTAGGTGCAGACGTTTTGATGAGTAATGCAGTAGATGGTTCAGTAGAGCCAGACGATGCAGCTAAAGCGTATGCTCGTATTGGGACTGCCCTTGCTGCGGGTGCAGGTTCTAAATGCGTACCAATCTTTTTGCAGATTGCTCCTTAATTTTAACTTACGAGGTAAAAAAACAATGAAACGATTGTATATTTTTCTATTACTTGTGTTGATTCCAACAATACTGTTGGCACAATACAATGTAGATGGGCGAAGAATTTGGCCTGCGACAATCGACTCGACTAAATTTACTTCCGATAGGTCTGCTTTATTGGGGCCGGGAGTAGTTGGTGGAGGTCAGATGGTCGATGCCACTTTCGGTGAAATGTGGATTCCTGTTGAATGGGATTCAATTTTTACCGATGGTGGAGTAGCTGCAAACTCAGTAGTAGGAGCGGGGCCGTGGCAACTTACCAGTTTCGCAAGCAATCAAGTAATTACTGGCTATTTTCCAACGGCGGTTGGCGGTGATTTCTCATTTAAAACTTTTGGGTTTGAAGCTGATGGTTCTGGTACTGATGATACTGTCTGTGTTACCTTCACTTGTCCAGCAAACTATAAAGATGACACGATGGAATTGTATTTGTACTGGTTTCATTTAGACGTTGATGCCGCAGTAAAAGATACTATTTCTTGGGCTGGAAGTATAAAGGCGATCTCATCGGCTGGTACTGATACAACAGCTACTATCTTTGATGCAGGCACAGCTATAACCAGGGTTCAAGAACCAATGCGATATTCGGGGCCAACGGCTTCGCAGGCATATACGGATAGTTTATTGTGGGTGACGAATCTTGATCCAGAAGTCACTAATTTAGATTCTGGTGATTTGATTCGTGTCTATCTGTGGTGTGATGTTGATAGGTCACATTTAGATACAGGCGAGGAAGTATATCTTATCGGCATTTTAGTTCGGTGGGACATAGCTGACGTGCCCTGATAGGTACTATGATAACAATACTTTAGGGGTGCTAATAAATATCATCCCTAAAGTATATGTTTCCATGTTATACGATTAACGATTTGTCTTATTGTTGTCCAATCAACATTATATTCTTTTGCTAATTGTGGCATTGAAATAATATTTGGGATATATTTTTTTCTAATTTCTATTATTTGGTTTTTTGTAAGTTTTGAATTAGCATGTTTTTCACCTTTAACAATTCTTTCTGGATGTGTTACTGATCCATGATTATTACCTTTTGCGTGATGATTTTTTTTAACCATATCTTGAATATTGTCATTAGGAGTTCCTAAAAATAAATGATTTGGATTAACACAAATAGAATTATCGCATTTATGACAGACATATATATTTTTAGGTATTTTACCATAATGTAATAACCATGATATTCTATGAGCTAAGCATGATTTATTTTTCATTTGGAATTTTCCATATCCAACTTTTCTGTTTTGTTTACTTGCAGTCCATTCCCAACAACCGTTAGGATTGGAAATTTTATCGACTTTAGACCAAAAGCGGTCAATATCTTTTTGAGTAAATTGTAACATGATAAACTCCATAAAATAAAAAACCCGACAGGATGCCTTAAAGAAACTACTTGAAATAGTTTCAATCCTATCGGGTTATAAAAAGTAATTTCTTTAAGGCGATAGAAATATAATAAAGTATATCGTAAAAAGCAAGTAAAATATAGGTGACATTTTGGCTACTTTTGCTGAATTGGAATCTCGCGTAAAGTTTCAAGTTGATACTACTGGATTCAGGACACCTATCAATATTAGAAAGCTATTACACGAGTCCGAAAACGAATACATTAAACGTACCTTCTGCACTCAGAATTATATCGAATACTATGTTGAATCACCTGCTAAATCTTATGACGACACCAAAACCAAGATTGCTTTTGTTAAAGGAACAGGTACAACAAAGGACACGATAACTGATTCAAGTTCAGGTTTTTTAACTGATGGTTTTGCAGCAGGTCATATTATCACTGTGACAGACTCTACCAGCAATGACGGTACGTATGAGCTTTATAGCGTTGCAGCAGCTACGCTTACGCTTAAATCTATTGGTAGATTGACATCCGAAGCTGGCATTACTGGCATGACCATAACGGCGGTAACTGTTCCTAATATGGTTTCGCTTCCTACTGATTTCTATAAAGAGTATTTGGTAGAGTTTGATGATTATATATTAAAACCACTCAACAAAAGCCGATATTTCGGATTGAATACCAGTACCGAATTGGAATCAGACTCCACACCTTACCATTACTGGATTGAAGGTGATTACTTACATATTAAACCACGCCCTGCGGCTGCTGGTACGTTAAGAATCTGGTATCATTATTACAATACTGATGATACTTCTGCTTCACCTATTATGCCAACTATTGACCAATTAAAAATCGTTGACCATACAATTGCCATGCTTTACGAGATGGATCAGAAACATGAAATTGCAGCTTATTATTATAATAAGTTTGATGCAACGTGTGAAGAAGGACGCTACAAGTATTACCAGCGTTCACTCAAGCAGCATAGAATTAGTGAAAATTATTACGAGGGCTTATAATGGCTAAAACAGCTTTAAACGATGGTGTGAGTGCTCTTAACTTTAGAACATATTTGAATAATATGTTTACAGAGCTTTATACCTATGGATTTATGAAAGCCACAATAGCAAGATCGGCTGGAACTCCGTCAAGTGGTGATCCAGCGGGATTGGATACAGTTACCCATACGATCACTGGTTATACCAATGCGCCCAAAGTAATACTAATTCCTAAATGCGACTGGCATATCTACATATCATCGGTTAGTAATACGACTATTGTAGTCGGAGTTGGGAGTTTCGGGAGCGGAATAACATTGGACTACGATCTTGTACTCATAAGTACGGATATTTAATGGCTGACATCATCCACATAAAAGACATCAAAGGGGTTTTTACAAACGCCGATCAGGAAGATATAAGTGAAGATTTTGCAACGGTCATGCAGAATTTTCGCTCCGAGAATGGAAAAATTATTAAAACATTTGGCTTCGGAGATATATTCGGACTTGATGTACTTGATATAATTGAAACAGGTAATTGGGTCGATACTGGCAATGTATGGGCTGATGGACAATGGTGGGTTGATTCTGGCAGTTCACTTGACAAAGATTTACCAGAATCTATTATAAACTTAGTTACTTTTTTCAATCAGAACGCAAGTGCAGGGTCGGGATACGGTTCTGGTGATGGCTATGTAATAATTGGAGTGGCGATTAGCGCAAGTACAGCAGCGGTTACTTTTTATTACTGGAATGGGATTGATTGGGCTGCTATTTCAGGATTGATTAAAAACACACCAACTTTTCCATCGTATCACATGTACGACAAAAATCCAATTATTCAAGCAAATGAAATAATAAGATTTTTACCAGGTAAAGAAGATGTAGTTGGCAGTCCTGGTCAGATTGCCACAGGAGCGTGGTTAGGATGGATAGACAGAAACTACTTCGATAATCTCATGGAGGCTAACATAGATTATTATGCTGGATTCTATCAATATGAAACCACTCCAACAAGACCAGATTTAACATCAAGCGACTTAAATGTTGTCGCTACTATTCCTTCTGGTGGATCGTGGGCAACTGAGACAAGATATTACAAATTAAGTTATGTTTATGATGGAATCATTGAATCTTTATTATCAGAAGAAATAAAAATAACCTTTACATCCAGTACCATGTTACAATTGCAAATGGAGTTTTATGTATCATGGTTTAATAAGCGAATAACTGCAATAAAAGTATATCGTTCTGAAACAGGCAATGCTGGTGATGCTGCTGGTGAAATAGACGAAGGTTATGAATTAATTCATACGATTGATTTAACTCGCGATCCAGATGATTTTACAAACTATTCAGGAACAGAGGCTAATTCTGGACTTTATTATATTTATATTCCAGACATGGATGATCTAACACCAACCGAATTAGCTTTTAGCTATCACTGGATTCAACTTAGCGGATCAGCAACAGATTATTATAGAGTTTATCAGCCTGCGAGTGTAAGTAAAAAATTATTTCTTATTGCAGGAAAATATAACTCAACTGGTGCTCTTTTAGCCACAACAGTTGATGAAGATTATAATAATGTTCAGTGGGATTACCTGGTTGGAAGCTCGTCAACACCGACTTCATCATCAAGCGTTGACAGTGATACAACTGGTGCGTATGGTGGTGATCTCTTTGCATTTTTAGACGAAGGCAATGAATTCGCAAGTGGCGTTTTAGCTAAAAGTATATTAAAACTTACTGTTAGTACCACAGTAAATTATAGGGTTATTTCTGCAAACTATAAAAGAGCTATTCGATATGGAACTTCTATATCAAGTTTCACCACTGGAAATTATACATGGCAACTTTTAACCATTGCAAATGGACTTTATTACTTTACTGAAAGTGGCTTATATAGATACTGTTATTTTTATGATACAAAACTAACCGAAGGTGCTGTCTATCCATTACTGAACCAGCCTTCAATTAGTATTAATGCTGAACAAGCTGTTTATTACTTGGGTCGTTTATGGCAAATTAATGGAGTACTTGCCTCTGAGGCAGAAGGCAAACATGAATATCATACTGATTGGTTAAGCTATTCAGAATTAGATCAACCTGACGTTAATCCAGTCTCTAATGTCATTAAAATATCTGATGCAACTGGTGGAGAAGCAACTGGACTGGCTACAAGTTTTGGCTCACTGATAATATTAAAAAAGAATTCAGTTCACAAATTAAAGATACCAGACATTACCGATCCTACGTCATGGTATTTATCAGAGAGTGTTTTCAGTCGTGGATGTATTGCAAAGAAAGGGTATATCCAGGTTGGTCATAGAGTTTACTTCTGTTCAACTGATGGAATATATGAGCTTGACGTAAACTTTGAGGCTGCCAGTGATGATACTCCACTCATTCAGAACCGAATAAGCGAACCGATTAACGATGTATTGTTGGCACTAAATGACGTTAGCGAAAAGCCGTACATCACTTGTGGCTACGATAAAATTAAAACTGAAATTATTTGGCGAATAACATCAACGGCGATTTGGGCTTTTAATATCCTAACTAAGACCTGGCGAGAAATAGACACTGCCAAAACGTGTGATATATTTGCTTATGACCAGAACGATGATTTGATGATATTCAATGAATCTGATGATTCTATTTACACGATCAATCAAGAAACATTTGCAGGAGAATCAGTTCATTGTTGTGTCGCGACAAAGTTCTTTAATATTACTGGCTATACAGGTGGTCGAACTGGCTTAATCAGAAGCGTTTCGATTCGATATAAATCGGCAGTTGCTTTGATTGTTCGATGCTATTTGAATGGCAGTACAACCGTAGCGGTCAAGGATGAATTAGCTCCTGCATTAACACAAACTTATTGGGACACGGTTGCAGGTTGGGATTTATCAGGATCGACATTGAACCATAGCTCGGCGGGTGCGGGTGCGATAACTCCGCTTACTGCCCTATCAGTAATAGCAGGGCAGGTTTATAAAGTTGAAATCACTTTATCGGCTTGTACGGTTGGAACATGCTCATATACGTTAGGCGGAACGACTGGAACGAGCTTGGCTGCTGCAACGACTTATACTGACTATATCATTGCTTCAACTACTGGTGACTTGACATTTACGCCAAGTGCAGCATCGGCAAGGTTTGTCATTTCAGCCGTAAGTGTCAAGCAGATTTACGGCGGATCGCTGGCAATCAGTTCCAGTATTGCAACAGTCAAGATGGCTTTGAGATTGAAGGCTCATTCTTTTAAAATAGAAGTTGTTGATCTGACAAGCTCAACAAGTGAGACTGAAATTTACGACATGAAATTAGAGGTGGAATAATGGCTGGTGAAATTACCGTAGCTATGATCGATGAACTTGGTTTGCGGCTTGAAGATGCAGCCGCTATAAACTTTACTGATTCATTTAAGCTGGAAGCGTTGAATAAAGCACAATACCAGCTTGCGAATATGTTGCATAATTCATATTTAACCGAGTTGGAAGTTGAAGAAAACGCTCTTGATTGGTCAGGAATTTCTTCAACTGGCTATGCTTTTTCTTCTTTATCTGCTGATCCAGTATTCAGAGGCGGGCAGGGAATTTTAAAGGTCGGAGTTGGATGGGGTGCGCCAGCAACTACGTACATTTGGGCAACTCGACTTGATCTGCAAAAAATTAAACGAGTTGAAAATACTTATTTGGTAGGATCGGATGCTAATCCATTGTTCTATGTATTCAAAAGTTATTTGTTTGTTTCGGTGACAACCTATACGTTGCTAAAAGGAAAAGTATTATTCCATACCTATCCTGCTACAATGACAACAGGGGTTGATCCTGTGTTAAACAGTAGTTTCCATAACCTCATAGTTTCACTTGCAGAGGGGATGTGCTGGGCGATGGACAACAAACTTGATCGCAGGAACGCTGTTATTAAATCAGCGTTTGAAGAAATTAAAACACTAAATGAAAAAGTAAGACTTGCTCCCAATGTTGGGACTCAAAATAGAAGGAGATAGCTATGGCTGACGGTGATATTTCGGATTCAATGATAAGCGAATTAGGCTTACGGCTTGAAGATGCAGCAGGTACAGTATTTACCACAGCATTAAAATTCGTGATGTTAAATAGAGCGCAAGTACAAGCAGCGCAATTACTTCACAATGCGTATTTGACGGAACTTGAGACTATTTCATCGGCTTCACTGGACTTTTCTACTACCTATGCTTTAAGCGGAATAGGTAACACTGTGTTCAGAGGAGCAGATGGTATCTTGAAAGTTAAAATATCACCTGCGGGTAGTGGCTTTCTCTGGGCAACGGAGGTAGATATAAGTCAAGTCAAACGCTTAGAGAATACCTATTTGGCAGGATCGGCGTTAAATCCTGTTTATTACATTTTCGGGAACTCAATTTATCCGATTAATGGAACGACGGCGGGAACATTAGGTACGGTGTACTATCTCAAAGTGCCAACTACTCTTTCGACATCGGTTGATCCCATACTGAACAAGGCATTGCACCCGCTCATTGTGACATTGGCTGAGGCGTTATGCTGGGCGATTGATGGGAAAATAGATCGAAAACAAGCAGCGTTAGAGATCGCAATGGCAGAGATCGAGATATTGAATGCTCGGTACACAGCCGCAGAAAACATTGGGACGTCTGGTAGGGAAACGTAATGGGATCTTTTGTTTGTAGATATGGATCAGGATCGTTACGAGTATATAACGACAGCATGACAAGGCTTCTTGCTACTACGCTGGGTGGTGGAGTTTATTGGTTTGCTGTTCATCCTACTGGTGAATATTTTTACGTTACTATTGATTCTGTACTTTATAAAATAGCTTTACAAGAGGATGGAAATGGTGATCCTGTTGTTATTGCTCAGGAATATGAGTCTGTTGGTGCACAAAAACCGATTGTAATAGATATAAACGATTATTTGTGGACAATAGATAATACACCATCCAATTCTATTAGGAAGTGGGCAAACGATTTAAGTAGTAGAGCAGATTATACTATAAAAGATGGTGTTGTAGGTAATAAAATCACTGATGCAAAATTATGTTTATCGAGTAATAATATTTATATTATTGGTGGATATACAGATGAGACTCCATATAGTACAAAAATTGCAAAATTAGGAATCGACAATCTTGCTGGTACTCCAACATGGGAAATAAATTTAATCTATGAACTTGCAGGAAAAGAATTTAGAGTTGCATCTGCTGCCGTTGATGAAGATGATAATTTGTATATTTACGGCACATATTGGGATGGTGCTGCAATCGCTAAAATTGATCCAGATGGAAATGTTCTTTGGGGATTTCCTTATGTTCCTATTTATTCTGGTGATGGAGCAGGCGATGTATTCAATATTAATTATAACGACACGACTGAATCTTTATATATAGGAGCATACTCAAATACAGGAGACCATCATGTAAAACAAATTAGCGTGACAGATGGCTCTACAATTGGAAGAACGAAAGCTATTGCTAACCCAACTTGCTGTGGTGTTTATAATAACATTTTATTTGTTGGTACTTATAAGAATCCAACAACTCATTATTTATATACTTTTGATATAAGTGATGATTGGGAATCAAGCGAAAATGAAATAAATTCTGAAATATTTTTTGGGAATTATTTTTATTCAAATGGCGATCCAACAGGATTTTATAGGGATAAGTTTGCAAATCCGCCAGTAGCAGCTTTTTCTGGAACGCCAAGAACAGGGAATGCTCCATTAACAGTAACTTTTACAGATAGCTCAACTGGTTCACCTACAAGCTGGGCATGGGATTTTGGAGATAGCGAAGCGAGTACAGACCAAAATCCTGAGCATACTTACGATAGCGCTGGTGTTTACACGGTTGCTTTAACAGCCACAAATGGTGCAGGAAGTGACACAGAAACAAAAATAGATTACATTGATGTTCACGATGCAGATGTAGAATCTTTACTTGACGAACTGGCAATGCGTTTAGAAGATGCAGAACAACGAGTATATCCCGAAGCGGTTAAATTGAAAGCTCTGCATCGGGGACAATTAGAACTGACAAAATTGATTGACGATAGTTTAATACCAGAATTGCAAACGATCCATAGTAGTTTAGATTGTTCCTCTGGTGAGATTGCTTTATCGTCATTGACCTATAATATTCTGAAAGACAAGGAAGGTTTAATAAGAGTCAAGGTTACAATTGGGGCTAATACTTATTGGGCAGTAGAAATAGAGTTAAAGAATTTAGACTTACTCGAAAACGAATACTTTCTTGATGATGATGAAGTTTATTTTTACGTGCAGAATTCAAAGATAAAGATTGTCGCACAGGACTTGACAGGCGCAACGGCAGATGTGTTTTATGTAAAGATACCAAGAGAGTTCACAGTTTATCAGTCACCAGACTTGCCAGCGCAATATGACAACATGATTCTTGAAATGGCTGAGAATTATTGTTGGGCAATCGAGGGACGTTATGATAGAGCAAAAGCAGCGAAAGACATCGCATTACGAGAGATTGCTTTTTTAAATAAGAAACGTGATGAGCAACAACAGCTTATAAACATCGGAGTTACATTTGATTTTTAGGAGTTCACCATGGATCCAATGACTTTAATATCAGGCGCCAGTCTACTGGCTTCTGGCTTAGGTTCTTTGTTTGGGAAAAAGCAGAAGTTCGGAGATACAGAATACGGCAAGCAATTAAAATTATTGTCGCAACGAGGAATGGATATTTCACCTATCATGGGTGGGATTGGTTCTGAAACTGGAAATGCAGCAGCGCAAGCTAAGGTGGATTTGAAAGGTCGCTTGATCAGTCAAGGCATGGGCGGAAGCATTGCGGGTCAGGCTTCTCTAAAAGACATAGACGTAAAACGCATGGATCAATTGCAGAAGTCGATGAAGCAACTGCAAACTGAAAATGAGCGACTGAAAGCGCAATATTCCTTACAATACGGACAGGCTGCCACTGAGTTTGACATGGGGCAACAGCAACAAAAGCAAGATGCGCTGAGTGGTTTATTTGGTACATCGGGACAGTTGTTTATGGAGAGTGCTTTTCCACAAAAGGGATTGGCTGATTTAATGGGTCAAGGAAATGACTATAAAAGCAAATATGATATGTTAATAAATGCTTTGAAAAAATATGGAAAACCAAATATCACAAATCAGGAAACTTTATATAATCCACAAAACATAGGGTGAGGTAAATAATGAAAAAGCTAACTATTCTATTTTTACTTATTGCAACTCCACTCTTTGCTCAAAATAGAGCGTTGCGAATTGATTCATTGCAAATCAATGACAACAACATCATTACAGACAATGGTTCGTATTTACTCATCGCTCCTTATCAAATACCAGTTTTAATTTCTGGTGGTGGAAGTAGTTACGGTACGTTTTATCTTGACGGTAACAAAACCACAGGAGATATATTCAGGGCAGTCAATGATAACAATGGGGCGGTTGGTGATTCAACTGTGAGGATAAATTCAAAAGGAATTTTGTTTAGTGCAGCCAATAAAGTTTATATCGACAGCGTAGGTATTTATGGAATGGATGTAACCGATGCTGATACTTTTAGACTTTATGACAATGGTACTAATTTTATGATCGACACTGACAATCCAATAAGGGTCGATCAGAAATTATTAAGTTGGGCAAGTAAGGTTTATATTGATAGTGTTGGAATTTACCAAATGGACGCTACTGATGCAGATACATGTCGATTTTATACTGACGCTGATTCCACTTATATTAATAGTGACAATCCAATATCAATCAAAAGCGCAACTAAATTTTGGGGCGCAATATCAGTAGCTTCAATAACAGATAGAACTGAATACTGTGGCGAAAAAGAAGCAATTCGGTTGCTGAAAGAAATAAACTTATCTACTGTTGATAAGTTTGAAAATGAAAATGATGTGTTTGTTTTGCCTTACGAATTAAGAGATAAGCAGTATCGTAATTTAAGCAATTGTATTTCAATGCTACTGGCAGTTGCAAAGAGTCAACAAAAAGAGATAGAGTTATTGAAAAAGCAAATCAAAAGGACGAAGTAAATGGACATTACAGGATTTGCCAAAGGGCTGACCCATATCGGTCAATATGCTTTAGCGAGAAAGCAACAAGACTTCAAGACTAAGAATATGTTTGCGCTGGAACAATTAAAGAATGAGATGTGGAAGCGTAAATTGCAGCAGCAAACACAGCAGGCAGAGGCGCAACGGCAATTTCTTTTGAAGAAATATGAATTCGATACACAGGAAAAACTTGCTAAAGAAAAATCCGATTTAGAAAAGTGGAATCGACAGCAAGATATAGCAGAAGGTCGCTGGAAGGAAACAAAAAACCTGGAAAAAATCAGAGCTTTGTCGGAACAAAATCGTTCTCGTTCTGAATTAGTTAGGACTGAAAATGAAAAAGATCAAACAGTTGCTGAGCTAACTAAAATTATTGAAAGTTCTATTCCAAAGGTTGTTGATGGCAAAACAGTTGCAGGTACAGGCGATCCAAAATTACATGCAGCAGCTATACGAGCATTGCAACAATATGGAAGTAAGAAATTAGGATTTACTACACCTCAAGAACCGAATGCAGTTAATGAATCAACTTACCCTGGAATGTTAGGTAAAATAAATCCCTGGATGGGACAGCCAACAACTAAAGAAAAAACTGGAAAAGACCCCTGGTCACAATGGGATTACTAATGGACTGGCAAGAAATAGCAAAAAATCCAAAATTTCAAGAAATGCCTTATGAAAGAAGAAGGCGAATCGCTGAGAATTATTTTAAAGATCAGATTGCAAACGAAGGTTATTTAAAACTTCCACCTGAAAGACAATCAAAAATCTTTGATAATTTCTTGTTGACTATTGGCGCGCCAGATAGCCAGCTACCACAAGGTGGGACACTGCAAGGTGATGGGTTGGTTCAGCGGTTGTTAGCACAGCAGCAACCGTATCAAGGTGAGTTTAAGCCAACTGGTGAATTTTCATTTCCAAAACCTTCTACTCCTGGATTAGCAAAACCAAAAGAGTCTATACTTCCTAAACCATTGCAACAAGCAGCTTATGGTTTTACGTCTGGATATACAGCAGGACTTTTACCTGCATTGACATCTGAACAAGAACGCCAAGCAATGCAACCGAAAAACTTTATTGAAATGGCTGGACGTGGGATAGGTGAATTAGGTGGATTTGTTGCTGGCGCTCCTGTAAAGATTGCAAGTAAAGTAGTTGCTAAAGTATTACCTAAGTTAGTTTCACCTGTTATCAAACAAGCTATTACTTTAGGAATGGCTTCTGGTATTGGTGGAAATGAAGAAGTTGGAAGATTGATAACAAAACCGAGTACCCAGGAACTTGCTACCTTTGTTGGTCAAAAATTACTTAATACTTCATTGGGAGCTTTGACAGGTGCAAGATTTGGCATAGTAGGTAAGTTGCCTAAATATTGGGAACGAGCCGTTGCTAATTTGATTGTTGGAAATGTTATTGGCGCAGCGACCACAAAGGCTACCACTGGTGAGTTGCCTAATGTCCAAGATATTGTTTACAACTCTTTGATGGATTTATATTTTAGTAAAGATCGAGTTCCTACTGAAAAAGAAATTGAATTCATTAAAAACGCTTCAAAACAGGTTTCAGATGGATTGCTTGAAAACACCGTTCAATGGAATAAATTAATCAAAGATGCAGAGAAATATCCCAACAAAGATTTTAGCAAAGATTTAAAAAATGCTTATGTTAATTGGCATTATGGAAAACAATTAGAATCGGAAGTAACCAAGTTAAACATGGCTTCGTTAAGTGAAGCTGAACAATTGGCGAAAGCTAAAACAGTACAAAAACCAAAAGCTGAACCTAAGCCAGATGTTACGCCAGAGCCAGTAAAAGCACCTGAGATTGTAGAGCCTGTAACGCCAGTTGAGACACCAGTTGTTGAAACTAAACCAACGCCAGTTGTCAAAACTAAGAAAAAGGTTCAGAAGCAAGAGCCAATTATAACACCAGAGCCAGTTGCTGAACCAACGAAAGAAAAAGCCAAAACTGAAATAGAAATTAAGTCACCTGAATTAGAAAAGAAAGAAGCACAGCCCGAATCGAATTACGAAGAAATAAATGGTATCAGTATAATTAAACCAAAAGAAGTTCCATTAAAAGCTGGTGATACTCATACCTATCTCAATAAAGATGGAACACGAACACCAGTAAAAATCGTGGGAGTTTTCAATTTAAAAGATCGCATTGGTGAGATAACAGGCAAAACATATTATTCAAGATTAGTAAAAGAAGTTATTGGAAATCTTTCTAATGATACTAAAATCATTGAAATAGATGGTGATATTCCTTCTAACGGATGGTATTCAAGAGAGAATGGTAATATCTTTATCAATAGGAAAAATGCAACATCTAATTTAAAATTACAATCAACTTTAGCGCATGAGATTGTTCATGCTGTTACGGTATCTCCATTTGAAAAGTCTCGTTTAGGTCAGGCACTTACTGATAAAGAAGTCAAGTTCCGAAACGATATGCTTTCATTGGTGAATGAGATATTCCCAAAACTTTCAGAAGAATGGCAAGGTAACTTCAAAAAGAATTACAAGTCAGACCCAGATACTTATGCGAAAGAGTTTTTGGGGTACGGATTTACTAACGAAAAATTTATCAAAGAACTTAATAAGATAAAAGTTGAAGGCAGTAAATCGGCGTTCTCAAAACTGATGGATTTGGTAAAGCAATTTTTCAATATTTCCGAATCATCTGCATTGGAAAAGTTAATCAAGACGACCAGTGAATATATCGAAACCCCGAAGACAGCAACACAGAAAGTTGAAGCTCCGCAGCAAGTAAAGCCGAAGCGTTCTGTGGGAAAAGGCAAAGCAAAAGAACCAGCGACTAAAGTAGAAACTCCGACCGAAGCAGTGGAAGAAATTGTAGAGGGCAAGCGACAATCGAATATCGGTACGGCTGAATTCAAGACAAAGATGCTGGCAGAGTTGGATAAGGCTATTGAAAAAGCTCCTGCAACTATGGGAGAATATGAAGCATCTAAATATAAAAAAAGACAATGGCATCCTGGAGTTTTATCAGAAGAAAAAATAACCATTGAAATACCTGGTGATGGTAAATTCACTATTGTAAACGCAAAAGAAGAATTGCAAAGAGTACGAGATAAAGTACAAAAACTGCCTTTGTCTGATAAAAATAAAACACCTTCTGGTAAAAAGTCATTTGAAAAACAAGCTGAGATAGAACGAGAATATTTAGAAAAGCAAGAGCTAAAAAAAGAGGAAGCAAAAGCAGCAGAGATTTCAGCAAAAGAACCTCCGCCAGCCAAGCCAGAAGCTGAGGTAGAAATAAAAGAACGTAAATTAACACAAGATGAAAAAGTTGAATTAATAAAAGCTGGCGGAAAATTATCTGATACATTGCCATCTAATTTTAAATCATTTAATGATTATATAGAATATATAAAAAAATCAAGAAGTGAATATCGTAAAAAACAACAAGAAGATTGGATTAATAAAATCCCCGCAAGAGAATGGTGGGTAAAAAGTAAACCCAAAACAAAAAAAGACGTAGAGTTAAATGATAAAAAAGAAAGTGCCATTGATGTTATAGAACGTTTTTATGATTCTTCTAAACAGAAAAAAAGCGACATGATTGGTATTACGGAGGCAGATTATAAAAATAAAGACATACGTGAAGGTGTAATGGTAAAATGGGAGCCATACGCAGATCAAGTAACAATAACGATACGTGGTATTGTTGGCCCCCATAATGTAGATATATCAGATAAATCAATTCAACTCGAAAAAGGCGCAAAACAGTTTAGTATCACAAAAAGTTATAAAAAATTACCATCTAAAGAAGAATTAATAGATGATATAGTAATTTATGATATTTTAGAAAAATCAAAACCAGTTGATAAAATTATAAGAGATGGATCGACTTCTAATATTTATCCTACTGCAAGAGATTTTAAAACAGTTGAATCTATTGATAAATTAGCAAATCAATCAATTGAAACCAAGCCAGCAGCTAAGGCGAAAGAGCCGTGGGAGATGACAAAGGATGAGTTTGTAAAATCTCATTCTGAAATGGGCGGAGTTAATGCAGATGTATTTTTGGAAGGTGGCACTCCGAAAAATGCAAAAAAAGCAATTCAATTTATTGGATATGAATTTGAAGCCGAAGGTATTGGCGGTAAAGTAAGTGGAACACTTGAAAAAATTACTAATGCAAGTCCTAATTCTAAAAAATATACAGCAATATTACTAACTAAAGATGGGCAGAAAATACCAGTTAAAGTATCAACTAATAATCCGATTAGATTAACTGATACACCAGCACGTAACGAATGGGAATCTATACATAAAATTCAAATTAAGAAAGCTATCGAAGCTGGTAAAATTAAATCTCATCCTGACTATCCAGAGCTAACCAAGCCAGAGGTAAAGGCAGAGGCAAAGCCTGAAAAGGTAGCTGATCTCAAAGACCCCGCTAAAATGAAGCGTGAGGAGCTTGTAGCTGAGTTAGAAGCAGCGGGGATTACAACCGTTGGAATGACTGGCAAGAAAGTAAAAAACACCACAAAGGGTAAGTTGGTCACATTAGTTGAGCAATTGCGTAAAAAAGAACCATCGGCTAAGGTAGCAGCACCAAAGCCACAGACCATTGAATACTTAGACAAGAACCAGAAAACACGTACTGGTAAGTTAGTCGAAACCAAAAAGAACGGTGATGTCTTAGTCGAGATGGCAGATGGAACGCGGGTTACGGTTAAGGCGGAGAAAGTTAAGCAGCCGAAAACTCTAAAAGAGGTTACTGAAAAGTTATCTGAAAAAATTGAAAAGGAAGAACCAGCAGAAGATATACCAGTTGGGTTGTCAATTAAAATTGTTAAATCAACTCCGACTAAAAAATTTAATACGCCGTTTGACAATCCAAAAATTGAAACTGAATATCAGCAATCGAAGGGTGTAAAAAAGCAGTCATTACTTTTCAGAGCAGCCGAAAAGCTAAGAATATTCAGAAACAAAACAACACGAGGAGCTTTTGAGCATTTACCACGAACAAAAGAATTTTCGATATTAAGGAATGCACTTCAAAATCTTGGCAAACAGAAAGAAGTTAGCAGTGATAAATCACTTAGAATCCTGAATGGAATTATTGTCAAAATTAAAAAGAACTTGGATAGCTACGATGTATTTGAACGTAAGGTTTTATTAGATGATTTGCTGCAAGAGTCAAAAGCAAAACGTAAATTACCTGGTGAATGGACTGATAAAGACATTGCTCAAGAACATACTAAATTCAGTAAGTTAGCAGACAGCGATCCAAATATTAAACAAGCATTGGCAGACCGTAAACAATTGTGGGAAGGCTTAAAGAATGAATACATTGCTGCTATGGATAATATTGGCTTTAATGTAAAAAATAGATTTACTAAAGAAGATTACTTTAGACATCAGGTACTTGAATATGCCAATGTCAGAGGATTAACAGGAACAGGGAACAGGCTTCGGACTCCTGCTGGACGTGGATTTTTGAAAGCCAGAAAAGGTTCTAAGCATAGTATCAATACTGATTATTTAGAAGCTGAATATGAAGTAATGTCTCAAATGCTTTACGATATTGAACGTGCTAAAGTCATTAAGACTGTTGACAAACATTACAATATTATAAACAAAATAAAAGCAGAAGCAAAGAAGCAAGGTAAAAATTGGGAAGAATTAATTCCAGAAGATTACGATTTATGGCAGCCACGAGAAGGTAATGTTTTATTCTTTGCGCATACAATTCCAGAACGAATGGCTCAAGAGTTACTACAAGGTGTAGCTAAAGACATAAATATTTCAGCAAAAGATGTTCGTAAAATTCTGGCAATTGGTGGACCGCGTAGAGAATTCGTATTACCAAAAAATGTTATTGAGCAACTTAATAATTTGGTCGTCAATAAAGATCATAGTTGGTTTGGTAAAGGAGCGCGAGAAATACAGAAAGGATGGAAGGTCTGGACACTAATATCTCCACGTAGGCTTGCTAAATATAACATTAGAAATATGACAGGTGATGCTGATGCTTCATTTGTTGGCAATCCCTCTGGTTTTAAAAAAGTACCACAAGCTGTAAAAGAATTATATGAGCTATTCTATAAAAACAAGCAACCTACTGGTAATTTAAAAGACTGGTATGAACGTGGTGGAATGCAACAACTTTTACAAATTCAAGAAATGGGTGAAATAAAAGACCTTGCACCATTTGTGAATATGTATAATAAAAAAGTTGATTTAAATATTTTCAAACGTTATTTCAGAACTGCCCGAAAAGCAACTGATTTTAGAGAAGCAATTTTGAGATATGCAAATTATCTTGACTACATAGAACAAATGACAAAAAGCGGTGGGAAACCTAAAAACTTCGGAGCTTCAATACCAGAAGAAGTAATGGCTTTGCCAGACATTAAAGATCGTGCTTTTAAAATGCAGAATGATTTACTCGGAGCTTATGATGATGTTTCAGTGGCAGGTCAATGGTTAAGAGAAAGTGTTTATCCGTTTTGGTCATGGAAGGAACTGAACTTTAGGCGTTATATTCGATTGTTTAAAAATGCAGCCAATAACGATCAACTGGCGACTTCTATTGGACGATCTGTGTTGGCAAAGACTCCATTTATGGCTATGCGAATTGGCAAATTTGTGGTTAAGGCTATTGGATTATGGACAATGTTGCAAGTTTATAATAATACACGTTATCCAGATGAAGAAAGAGATTTGCCACAAGGAATAAAACGACAACCACATATTATATTGGGTCGTAATGAAGATGGAACTGTGAAGTATTTTAGTAGGCTTGGCGCATTAGGTGACTTTCTTGAATGGTTCGGAATGGAGGAAGCTCCTTATACTATTACTGATTGGCTTAATGGAAAAAGAACATTAAAAGAAACTGTTATTGATATGGCTAAAAAGCCTGTTAATATAATTGCGCAAGGGATTAGACCAGAATTTAAAACAAGTGCTGAATTATTAACTGGACAGTCTTTTTATCCTGATATTTTAAAACCGAGAACGGCAAGAGATAGAGGTTTACTATTTGCCAGAAGTTTAGGTTTAGAAAATGAATACATAGCCATAAAAGGATTGCCAAGCAAAGGCTATCAAAAGAGTTTGAAACTTTCTGCTTATTATGAAATTGATCCATACCAATCTGCTTATATGGATTTGTACGATGAGAAAGATAGATATATTAAAAAACTAAACGGAGAATCGGGTGGGTCTTATTTTTCTTTTTCGCCAAGATCAAATGCACTTTATAATTTTAAACTTGCTATAAAATATGGTGATAAAGAAGCAGCAGCAAAGTATTTCGCTGAATACGTTAATTTTGGTGGGGCAGGGAAAGGATTGCAACAGTCTCTTAGAATGATGCACCCGCTTTATGGATTAAAGAAAAATAAAGAAGTTGATGAACAGACTCCATTTATTAATTCTCTTGACGAAGAAATGAAACATAAAGTAGAATTAGCTTTAAAGTTTTACAATGAGATATTACTCAAAGATATTGGGGAATATCAGAATAAATTAAAAGGTAAAAAAGAATCAAATGTAATCGAATGGAAGTAACCCCGCCAGCACAGCAACAAGATAGACAGCAGAGCGGGATAATTTATTAGGAGGTTTTACAATGAAAAAATTAGCAGTAGTAGTTTTAGGATTGATGTTTTTTGTCGGATTGATTTGGTTGTGCAGCGAAAAATCACCCGAAGCAATAGCACAATATGACACTGGAAGCTATCGTACTATTTATAGCAAATCAACTACTATTATAGTCGATAACGCAAATGGCACAAATACGGGAGTTATACCAATTACATTATCACAGGCAGCAGGTGGACACGGAGTAGCTTGGGGCAGCTTTTGTACTTTTGTTGAGGTTGATACGCTCACCAAAACAGGCAAGAAAAGCGCACAGGATAGCTTGACAATTTACTACAAAGAACTCAAATCATATACCAGTAGTAGTTCGTATGAGACATCTGACTTTGATAGCACGGCTTTGACTTCTAACTTAGATTGGACTCATGGTAAGACTAAGAAACTCAGTTTAGCTCCCGATGTCTGTTATGGATTTGAGTTCAGAGCTACCCATGCGACCGTAATTTCGGACAGCATTAGAGTTACAATCACTTTAGTCTATCAGTGAGGTCGCGATGAAAAAGCTACTATTTATATTACTACTACCTATGCAGCTATTTGCCCAGGTTGAATTTCTGGGATTGGTGACTATTCAAGACACGGTATTTTATGATAACTCCGAAGTATTTGCTTTGCTGAAAACGCTTCCAGAAGGTCTTAAAACAAAAGACAAAGCTGAGGTTATCTTTTTCCCTTATGCTAAAATCTTTACTAAGTCACCACGCTACTTAATGCGGATTGATGGTATCTATCTGGCACAGTTTACTTATGATAGTAAAACGGAATCGGTAATAATAGAACAGCCAGAGACATGGCTAACAGAATACTCATTAAAAACCAAAAAATTCAAAACAAAAAAGAAATATAACAACGATACTTTTGATGTATTTCGTCCAGGAAATCTTGAACAAAAAATTAAAGACAAAATGAAAGAAAAAGAAAAGCCTGGTACTGGAAATACTGAACCAGGAGACGTTAAGCCGAAAGGAAAAATCAAATGAGACGATATATATTTTTGATAATGCTATTGATTCCATCATTTTTACAAGCTCAGTTTGTTGGAAGGTGGAAATCAGGTGCAAACGCTCCAACTGCATCACATACACTTGTCAAAGTTGATACCTTGTCAGAACTAACTTCTGGTCATGGCATTGTATTTAAATCTGATGCGAAAATGCTTGGCAATTTGACATTAGAACTAAGTGCCAGTGAAGCTCTTACTGTTAATGGGAAGTTGGTTGTAAGAGACACTGCTCGTGTAGAAATGGGACTTAGAGTTAAAGGCGCCTCCACCTTCGGCGCTACGGCGACGCCGACAGTGCTGTCAACTGACGGCTCTGTATCGCAGACTGTCAACTCTGCCAATGCAGCGAAAACAGCGTTGACTATTGCTGATGGGTATGAACCAACCACAGGGCAGACAGGTTCAACATCTGATATTGTGTTTACGCTTAAGGGTACGTCTAATAGCGGAAGCTCTTTTACCAATGTAGTATCAGCAAGAATCAGTGCCTATAAAACAGCAGATTTTTTCAATGCTTCAGGCACTAACGATAATGATGGGGCACTTGGATTGTACTATACAACTAATGGCACAGAGTATAAAGGGTTGAGTCTTACATCAGATGGACATACGCTGCTGTATGGCAATAAATTCTTGATTTTTAATGGCTCGGCATTTTATGGTGGTGACATGCAGTCCAGTTTGGGGCTTGCGAATACAAGATTTAGCGATATATACACAGGTGGAACTATTTACAGTCCTAAGTATAGTGCAGACGCCTTAGCTAATTATATGGTGTTTCAAAAATCCAGACATGCTACTGTTAATAACCACACAATTGTCCAGGATAATGATGTGATAGGCGGAATTAACTTTGCACCTTCTGATGGGACTGACTTCGGTACTACTTCTGCTCAAATAAAGGCAGAGGTTGATGATGCAAGTCCTGCGGCAAGTTCAATTGGTGGGGCGTTAGTGTTCAGTACAGCGGCAGGTGCTGCGAGTGATGATTTGACGGAGAGAATGAGGATAGATAAAAGCGGCAATCTCGGCATCGGCACGACTGCGCCAGTGTCGAACAGCTTAACACTGGGCACAAAGGGAACACAGCGGGATTTGATAGTTACACGAGAGAACGTGCCTGCGGGGATTGATAGCTCATTACGAGCTTATATCCTTGCTGGCAACGGTCGCTATGTCGCAAAGGCAACCGATGCTGATAGTTCCGTCTTAACAGTAGACGCTGATAGTGCCAGATTAATTAGTAATAACCCCTGGTCGATTGCTGGTGGAGTGACTAATACAGGAACGTTGACGCAGAAAGGAACTGCAACATTTGGATCAATATCGACTACAGCTAAGACTACGACCTTTGATTCACTGATCACCCATGCGGAAGTAAGTAAAATAGACTCAGGAGCGACAATTGCTTTAGCAACTGGCGTGTCGGGCTGGGGTGAGATAATGGTAGGAAACAACCAAGAATGGGCGCATTTTAGATTTACCAGTGCAGGACTGGTGACATTGATTGCTAATTCAGCTAATGTAGATACGGTAAGTGTCGGCGGCGGCACAGCTTTGAAAGTGGATATTTATGATGCGGGAACAGGGATTGCTATCCGAAATAATCTATTGAAGCCTGCTAAAAAGGTAGCTGTTAAAGTGAATTATTTTACACCTTGAGGTAATTATGAAAATAGATATATCAAAACATCCATTCGATTGGATGTTACACTTTGTTTTATGTTTTATAGCGATAATCTTCAATCAAGCTACCATATTAGCAACGATATTTGTTGCAGTTATGATAGAATATGAGCAATGGAAATTTAGCGGTCAAGAATTAACCTGGAAATATTTCTACTCAAAAAGTTTGGGTGACTTAATTGCAGACTTTATCGGAATAGCACTTGCTATTTTCTTAACTTGTTAGGGGGTTCTGTGGAAGCTACTTTTACAATCGGGAATATAATAACAATCGTTGTAGTGGTTTTGACTGGACTGTTTAACTATCTAAAAAGTACCACAAGAATTGAAATGCAAATCAGACAACTTAAAGAACAGGTAGAAAAACAGAATGGTAGCGTAGCGGAATTACAACGCTACAATATTCATCATTTAGAGGATTGTCATAAATCGAAATGACATGGCTAATTATATTCAGCATAGCAGCTTCAATCTGCAACGCTTTTGGTGACGCTTTAAAGTTCAGTGGCGTTGCTGACGAAATAGCATGGGCAGATTTTACATGGCACGTTGTCAAGCATTGCCTTTATATCCCATTGTGGATGGGTACTGGTTATTTCTTTGTGACATACTGGAACAAACAGCGACTAAATGATATTTGGCATCCTAAAAGACAGCATTGGTATATCTTGCTTTTATTTATCGTGAGTGTGATTATATGGCAAGCAACTTATTTTATTTCAAGGTTGGTATTGGAATCCTATTATTAGCATTTAGTTTGAATGCTCAAACGATAAGAATTAACGCTGAAAATATGACAGTTGTTTCAGGTGAAACTGTTCTATTGACTGATTCGAGTGTATATTTCTTTTCATGGGGTACTGTTTCATTTCAATCTGAATATATCGGATTATGTAGTTTGGCTATACGAACAAGACAAGATAAAGCTGGGACAGAAAACGTTAAAATGACAATCTATAACAGCTTTGATTTGCAATATATTGAGGTTGCAGAAACAACATTTGCTATTCAAACAATTGAATTTAAGTTAGAGCCGATTAATTACATTCATTTTGGAAATGATTACTGGATACATGGCGGAGAAGATCGAAACCTTGAAATAAGCTGGATCGAGTACGTGCAATTAATGCACATACCCGACACTGGTAAAGTAATTGTAAGTTGGGATCGAAACACAGAACCCGACCTGGCAGGATACATAGTTCGATACGGATTTAAATCAAGGGAGTATAGTAAAGCTTACGATGCTGGACTTGATACATTCAAATTATTGTACGGATTGCCGTTTAATAATAGACTCTTTTTTGCTGTCACGGCTTATGATACTGTGCCAAACGAGAGCTATTACAGTAATGAAGTTGACACGTTGATAATGTCTCAACAAGATACAATTGTTTATCGTAAAGGTGACTGGAACAAAGATCGCAAAATATCTTTAACAGATATGATACAGTTTACGGCACGATTCGGAGCCACAATTGATAATACTGAATATGATGTAGTATTCGACTTCAACGAGGATCAAAAAATATCATTATTCGATATGATAAAATTCACGGAAATTTTTGGATTAATTTACTAAGAGGTAACGCAATGAAAAAAGTAATGCCAATTTTATTTGTAAGTGCAGTTGTTATTTTGACAATCTTTAACTTCTGCCAAGATGAAAAGGTAGGTTTAAATATGTACGCTCAAAACCTACCAGCCGTTAAAATAGATACTGTCAACTCGATTTTCAGCGTAACGTTTGCGCCTAAATCTCCTGTGTGCATTAGTTCGGTTGCAGCGAATTTATATTTCGATGAAACTGCATTTGAGTATCTTCCAGATTCAATGGAAGTTTATAAAACATTTGAGACAGAAGCCGTAAAATTCTGGACACCTAATAGAGTGTCATTTGGATTTGCTTCTAATACAAATGTTTGCGGGTTCAATGGCGCAAAGAAAGTATTCACCATTGCTTTCAAGGTCAAGGATACTCTTACAGAGCCAGTATTGAAATATTTTGAATTACAAGACGTTGAAATTTACAAGGATGGCACAAAGATAGTTCCGCACAGGAAAGACACGGCAAAGTTACCTATTTGGGTAACTCAATTATTCATGTTCAACTGGATCATTCGGAGTTACTAACGTGTGGAGCTATCGATATTCAGCCTTAGAAAGTTCTACCATGACTGCAAAGGTGAGGATATTTCCTTCCACTTGCTTGTCGAATACTTCGGCGTGCAGGTATGGGACTATGACATCCTGTTCGGAAACGAAACAGAGGACGATTTCATACCAGAAGAAATAAAAGTTATCAGTTCTCTGAATTTAATACATATTGAAAAACAGGCTATATTTCAAGCGTTAAAGTCAGCAAGTTATGTTCAAAAAGACGCGGCTGCCTTGCTTGGTATTAGCCAACGCTCTTTAAATTACAAAATAGCTCAGTTAGGGATTACGCATCCTAATTGGAAGGTAAACATTTAACAAGGAGTCTATTATGGACTGGAAAAGTATTCTTTACATGTTTTTTGGAGCAATGCTGCCAGTAATTTATGCAGCATTTATCAAACAAAATCCTTCATTTCCATTGACCCAGGTCGATTTTGTTGAAACGATTCTGTGGATTCTTGGCGCGATTGTTGGAGGATGGAATGCAATGAAAATTAAAGTTAATTACATGATGCTGAAAAAACAGGGGAAGTCTTATGTCGAATGGTTGCGAAGTTAAAGCCTGGTACAAAAGTAAAACTATCTGGCTTTTAGTGGCTCAGTTGCTTGCTGTATTTGCAGGTGTGATAACAAAGGATGTTGGAATTGCTTCTGCAATAGCAATTTCAATGACTACGGTTAGCGGATTTATTGTTAGGTATTATACCGATTCTGGAATAACGTTTCGCAAGGAGTAGCTCATAATCCCTCCTGAGTAACTCTGCCCCCTGGTAGTAAAGTTTAACAGAGGGCAGAGTTGTTAAGCAATCCTTGATAACTGCTTTATACCTGAATTGCAGCTTATGCGAAATTGCAATCACTGTTTTGAAAAACTTAATTTCAATTAGAGTAATTTCATATTTCACCATTCTTTTATATCTAAAAGTGGGTTTTTCCAACCTGCCTATTTCTATAACCATTATTTTCACCTTTTCAAATTTGCCATTTTAGAGCGTTTCTAATTAAAATTAACAATGTCACCAATATAAATGCCATACTTTTTTCTCCATTGTCTTTCTGTAAATGGTAATTTTGCTTCTTTTCTTAATTCTGATATATAAACTTTTTTATCAAAATAAGAATTGAATATAAAATTAGACAATCTAAGGTTACACCATTCACAAGATAATTTCAAATTTTCAAGGCTATTATTTCCACCATGCGACCACGGAACTACATGGTCTATATGGAATTTGACATTTTCAAAACAATAGCGTGGTGAATAATAACAATATTGGCAAGTATAATTATCTCGTTTGTAAATTTTTTTGTAATTATATTTAGATCGCCTTTTAAAACTCGCTGGTGTTTTTTGGATATAGTCAATTATCTCTATATGAAACTCAGACTCTTTTGGAAATCTATCCCATATTATTTTTATTTTAGAACATTTTTCACAAAATGGATTTAATTTGTCTTCTGGAAAAAATAGACTATTGCAGTTCAAACATTTGTATTGAATGGTAGGAATTCTACCATAGCCAGCGATGATCGCCTTCGGGATAATAAACATTGTGGCTACTCCTTGTGATCTTGACAGACAATAAAAAAACCAACTCTTTGTCAATGCTCACAAGAAGCATTCCCGCACCTCACGGTTACGAGAGAGTTGGCGTTAATTATCACTTTAAACAAAAAAACCGCCTAACGATGCGGATAACCGCTTGTGATCTTGACATCAGAAGATACTAATTTTTCTCTTTAATGTCAAGCGAAATATTCAATATTGTTTATTCATAAACCATTGTTTTTAATAACATGCGTTTTTCGGTATGTATATTTCCACAACGTCAGGATTGATTCCCAACTCAAGTTGGCAGAAATTTCACCAGAATCGTTCCTGTATATGTTTTTTAATGCTTCTCTGAATTGCCACGCAATTTTGGGTTTCCGCCAATGCCTTTACGTTTGGGGTTTGTTCCAAAACGATAAATATAAAAGTAACATTCAACATTTTCACAAACCGCTACTTTTTGAGAAGTGCCTGAGCATTCAATACAGTTCTTTCTAATTGCTTTTAATGGTGTCATTGTTCCTCTGATGTAGCTCATAATGAATATCATCCATTATTTTCTTTACCGTCCAAATATCACTTATAATTACCTGCTTATTTCTTTCGCTTGGGTTTTTTCTATCTGCAATTAGCTTGTCTTCTGCTTTTCGCAAAAGAGCTATTGCTTGCTGTATCTCTTTTTGAATGTCCATTGTTCTTCTCCATACGATTTGGCTGCCAGTTCCAGGTATAACCATTCAGCAAACCTGAAAAATAGTCGCTTAAATCCATCTGGGATTTGAATCAAGTGATATTGTTCATCAAGAAATTCATAGTCCAGTCTGTATAGCCACTGTGGGGTGAGCTTTAGAAAAATGAATTTATACATAGTTTCCCTCAATCTTTATAAGGTGTTTCATAGCCTTCAAGATATACTATGTTGTCTTTCACTTCTTTGATGACATTATCTATTATAAAAATTCTGCCATCAAGAGTACGAAATCGAATTTCAAAAACCTGTGGAATGTGTAACTTATACACCTCAGATGAGAATTCATTTATCTTCACACTGTTCTCCTTGAATTTTTGTGAAACATTGCATCCACAATGATATGCAGCGTATCTGCTAACCACACGCCTAAACATATCAGTAACCAATTGTTTAAGTTTAAATTAACCATTTTGTTGATACCAACAAATAGGGGAGAGGCATAAGTCAATCGTATTGTTGTTCCTAACAAAACGTTGTGCCCGATGCCCCTGCGAACTTCCAACGGCGGATAAGACGATCCTGAATGTTTCATTACCATTGTATATGGATACCAATACCACCGAAAAAGCGGAGTCCACATTCGATAAGTTAAACTTCGGTTGCTGTCAATATCAGGATTCATCCAGACAGTTCCGAATATCATTGACCAGAATATCGAGTGAAATGCTTGCGCTCCGTAGTAGGTGAATATCACTATACCAATTATAGCTGACGCAAATAAATTGATCGTTGTATGTTGTAAATAGCCAGTGTTTGCCGTTCCTTTGCTCATGTTTTTTCCTCGTTTTCACTTCCGCTTATTCTAAGAATGCGGAAGTTATGTTAATTCCGACCGTCCTATAATCCTAATTATGTAAACTTCTGCTAATTTTCGCTATTTACTACATTCTTACATAATTTCATCACTAACCATGCTTTCGTAGAGACAGTCATTATAAAGGCACTCAG